TATAGTTTTTTAACTTACGCTGTTAAACAGCAACAGAGATAAATATTCATCATAATTATAGCATGGCTAAGTATGTAAAATGGTTTATCGTCAGAAAAAATATGTTTAATTTTCTTACTCTCACAAGTTAATGTACCTTTATTGTTTTCAAATTATTTCCTTCAAACTATCGTCAGTCCCCATAAAAATCCATTTGTAGAGATTAAAACTACCAATTGACTAAGACAACAATTTTCTATTGTCGCATAGGAATAGTGATGGGACGTTTCATAGGTAAATAATCGATAACGGAATTACATAGAACTAAACACTTAGTATTTTTATATAGGATATGAATGGGAAAGAGTCATTTCTTTCATCCTTCCCATATCCAAAAAGCCTCCTCAATTGCTATCATTTAGTTTGCACTTTAGTAGTTTTTGCATGACCTATCAAACCCTAATCCCAGAAACCCAATAAGAAGTAACAACGCCATCTTTAGTCGGTCCTATCGCCAGCCACCCATAGCCACCTGTTCGTGGTTGACGAACAAAGGCATGTCCATTGCGTTGCACCAATACTTGATCGTATTTGACTTGTTGTCCAGGTCGTAATAGAGCTAAAATCCCTAAGCTTCCTGGATTTGTTGTGTCAGATGCGGACGTTCCTCTTAAATTGATACCAGCACTTGCAGTCACTGTGACTGTTCCAGAACGACTGTGCCAAACATTTGCAGGCGGCGCGGTGACTGCATGATTGACAGGCGTAACCAAGACTCCTGATACCCAGCCATTGCCCGCTACTTCAAACCATGTCGTGATACCGCTCACGTTTTCACCATTTCTGGTAATTCTAGTCGCTTGAAACGTGTCCCCTCGTTTTAGTTGTCGTAAAATAGCCGAATGAGTATTTTGTGCAGCACGCACATTTAATACATCGGTGCTTACGACTTGCTGAACATTCCATGGTTCTACTACATAACTGGGATTAGGAGACGCAGCAGAACTATTCGCTACCCGACTTCGTATTTCCCCTAATCTTTCATATAAAAATGGACCCGGACATGCAGTTGCAGCACCTGGCGCATCTTTATGTCCGATAATTATCATCTTCCGTCCATAACGTTTTTCAATATCCTGAATCAGCTTTATTAACGCATCAATTGTTTTTTCAGCTACTTGCCAATTTGGCACCCCGGTTGTATTGGTACACTCGATTCCAATCGAATAGCTGTTAGCATTATTTGCATGCCAAGCGGTCTTTAGCTCATCGATATACGCTCTGATCGTTCCATCTTGTCCAATCCCATAGTGTGCTGATGCCTGAACATTTTTCCAAATCCCAGGCATATTATCAAAGTTTGTGCCTGCTTGGTGATGTACTACAACTGTTGTGATTGCAGAAGCGTTTCGTGTACCCGACCATTTTGTACCGAAGTTTTCAAATTGATACTTGGTTGCTAAACTTGAAACTCCCATTATTTCCCCTCCTTTTATTTATAAAAAAGAGCAGTCGAATGACTACTCTTCATCTTTTAATTCAGTCTTATAATGTGCCACTTCGGTTTCTGACTGTCCATCGCCATAATCTAAAGACGTAGTCTGTTGATTTCCCATACTATCTCCTAAATCAAATAAACCACTTGCCGCTAATCCTGCCACTGCTCCTGCCCAAGCATATAAGATGATACTTTCTTGAACAAAAGATAAAGCATAAAGGCTCCCCAATAAAATACCAGCAATCAGATTGATTACTGGCAAAATTTGATGATTATCGATTTGTGTTTTGATCAGCCCAGTTATTCCGACAATTAACGGCGAAATTATTGTTGCTGCTAGTAAAATTTCTTTCATTTTTATCCTCCAACTTGTTTAAACAGCGATTTGATTTGTGCCTCAATTGTTGACAGCCGCTGCCCATAATCAATCTGGCTTTGTTCAAGCTTACTGATTGCTTTCTCCAGCTTTTCTAAAGTATTTCCTAATCTTGTAAACATCGCATAGAACCTTGAAATCCCGAATAAAAGTCCACCAAAAAATGAAATTACGGCGATCAACTCATTAACCGTTAAAGTGCTAAAATCCATCCTGTCACCTACCCTTCTTACTAACCCTCTAACTCCTCAATCAGGTTTTCTTTGACGAGTGAGAAATCAGTATCGTCTTTTGCATCGATGATCATCGTGTTTACATCATCCATTTGCATATTGTGATTCTCAAGTTCGCTTACTGCATCGTGCCAATGTTGCATCACATAATCGGTAAATGTACCTTGCTTGTGTGATTGACGTAGCTCATTCATAAACTTCTCAACTTCCATTTCAACCACCTACCTTAAATCTAATATTTGTTGTTAACCACGCCCCTATTGGTGCATCATGCATCCCTACCTGACTATGTCCGCTATATCTTGAAACTGTAACTTCTCCATTAGTTTCCACATGTAACAAATATTTTGCAGCACCGCTGCCTTGCATTAATTGCCGTTCTTGGAGATCTGGACGGTATCCCACAGGTAATGTACACATAACATAAGTTGTATCTCTGGGAACAACGATAGTATTCGTTATTGCTCCTCTAAGTGTGACCCAATCGCCATCTCTTTCAACACAACAATAGTTTGTTGATGTAGGGTTGGTATTATAATTCGCAAATCCTGCAGCAAATGCTGGCACTACTCTAGGTAATGAGTTATCCTTCTCTAATCTCTCGATTCGAGCTGTTGTGATATCGGTATTGGCTTCGTAGATATACAACTCTCGAATTCGCAGGGCAGTACCCGGTGGCATCCAAATAGAAAATGCAGACCAATTTGTAAGTCCTATGGTTCCTTGTCTCCATGTTGGTGAAGAATGTTCAACAGAAAACGTAAAATTTTCTCCATTGCTTGTTCCGACTATAAACTCTTTGTTGTTTGAAACAGTTCCAACATTGAGATACATCGCCACGTTGTATGCTTTTCCTGTTGAAAGAGTCAATGGCGGACTTCCCCAATAAAATCTTTGCATGAGCGCGTTGTGATTATTTTCAACCACTAAATCTCCGTTGTCATACCTTATATTCATATTTTCGCCATCCGCCACCGGACGCGGCAACTGCTTGGAGAAATCGTGATCAGAAAATTGATTTGTGATGCGGATTGTATTTTGTTCTAGGGTTTGGACTTTTTGTTGCACGTCTTCTAGACCTCTTTGGTCTGCCTTATCTTCTGGAGCTGGAAGCCATCCAAGATATCGATTACCCTCAACAATAACGAGCTCTTTTATTCTAATAGCACATGTTGTGTTTTCTCCGATCGCAATAGTAATTTGAGGTCGGTTCACCCAAGGACTTGGTCGAGTAGTGCCCGTTCCGGATACTAATTGCCATTCACCAACTTTCGACCAGTCAATAGTTCCTAGCGGAGCATCTAACATTGCACCATTGTTCGTTCTTACAAAAACTGTTGAGCCGCTTGTATTTACAAGTGCTGTAACTGACTCAACATAGACCATCACTCCTAATGTATATTCAGTTCCTGGTTTTAGTCTGTCATCAATAACTTCTCTTGATATTGTAGCTCTTGCTGTAGTTACTGCCGCCTTTACGAAACGCGTATACGCTCCTGTGGATGTTGCGGTCAAGTGACCATTGACTGCCCATCCGTGAGTGTCATTATAAAAGGAGCTATTTGGCACTAAATTTCTCATGTTCATTTCCAAATCACTCTTTAATGCAATTTCGTTTGTAGCAGGCAACCACCCCGAGTCTCTACTTGCATCAAGAAATCTAAAATTAGTAATAGTTAACGTGCCTCGTAATTCGTCAGCTCTAATCCCAATTCCAGCAGATGTCGCATTTGTTTCTAACCAACTAGATTGCACCGAGGTTACAAAAGAAGATGTACCTGATCGATTGCTATCTGAAATCGCAATATTTTCTCTACCAGCGACATTATAAGGTTGATCCGAAAATTGAGGGAAGAATCGTCCGCCGACTGTTGTTCCTGTTACTTCCCAGTCAAAAGCAATAGCGATCGGATCACCTGCTTTCGCCGGGATGTCTCTTAGTCTACCGAACGTAAAAGTATATCGATAGCCCGTTTGATTGAGCGTGTTATTTCCTACAATCACAAGTGGCTCTACCGTACCTAGCAGCAGATTTCGCACATCAATACTTAAAGAACTTCCAAACTTGTTGATTTCATTAGATATATTATTATCAGATTCATTTTTTGTATAAGCCCCTATGTTTCCTGCTGGAATTGCAATATCAGCTGTACCGTCAAAGTCTATACCTGCGATTTTGCGAGGTGTCCTAAGCATGTTTGCTGCTTCTGAAAATAGACCAGTTTGCGTTGTCCCGTCAGCTCTGGCCAATCTAGTCCATTCAGACCATTGAACACCTTCTCTTTTATGTCGGACCGCTACTGCCCCATTAAACATACTTTTTGCAGTTTGGAAAATTCTGGTATTATTCAGACCAGTTTCTATGTGGAGTGTAAAAGTACTCGTTCCAAACGGTGCATTCGTTAGCGTCCCTGCATTCCCGTCAGAATGAGAAGTCCAGAAACCTGGTTCTACCATATCATCTAAATTTGTATTAGCAGCGATTGTCCTTTGGTTTGGATTTGCAACCACCGCGATATCATTGGTACCATCAAAGTCTACTCCATTAATTTTCCTGGATGCCTGTAATTTCGTCGCTGATGCAACATTGCCATTTTGAATTTCTGTTTTTACTTTGGCAACTTCTTGACTGGTAAATGTAGTGGCTTCTGCTTTTTTCTCGTCTGTGTATTGCTTGGCTGTTGTCAGGATTTCTTGATCGTTGGCATTTGACTCTGCCTTAGTATAAGCGCCGGTTTGTGCTGCCGTTACTCCGTGAGGATTATTCTTGCGGCTTTCATGGGTGTCTGTATGGGCTTTGGCGGTCTGTAAGATCGCGGCATCGCGACTGTCCGTTTCGGCCTTAGTATATGCTCCTGCTTGGGCTGCCGTCACACCATGGGGATTATTTTTATCCTCGGCATGTTTCTTTAAGTCTTCAGCATTCTGATCATTTTCTATTAATGATTGTTCGACACCGTCTTCCCACCTTTGGGTATCTTCTGGGAAGATAATGTCTTCGTTTCTCCATTGTTTTCCCACTTACTCTACCTCCACTCTATACTTGAATAAAATATTTCCTGTTACTGGTACAAAAACGCTGCATTCAGAAAGCAGTGTTTCTTCTTCATAAAAAGCGATTTTTCTAAGTGTTAAGATACTTTCAGGAATTTCAAACTCGATGAGTAACACGGCATCCACTAATTCAGCATGGTATCCTTCCAAGGTCACCGCATCGTTTAAAACGATGTGGGTAAGCATGTGCTTCATTGCTGTATTCAGCTTCTTTTTCAAATCAACTGTAATCATCTGATCGCCACCTCGATTTCTGGGGATCGTTGCAGCAACGGCTCTCTGCCCACACGACTTCGACTAATTCGAAAGTAAGTCAATGGTGCAATAGCTGCCGATTCTGCGATCCCTATTTTTTGAAAAAATGTTGGACTTTGGATATACACGAGATTGGCTGGCTTGATTTTGTCGATGATCGTGTTGGCTTCTTGAAACCAATTTGCATTTTCGGCACTAGATTCCAAAACCATTCGATAATTCTCATGATCGACAACGAGTAGATAGTTTCCTCGCCCAAAGAGCCGATTCAGATGGTCCCGTAAATAAGGCACCGTAAAAGGCGGCATCGACTGCAGTCGATGCAAAATTCGTTGGCGGCGAAACGTGAGGTCCTCTACTTCTGGGTTTGCTAAAATGCCTAGGAGCTGTTCATGAAAGCCAATCGTCTGTTCATCTGCTGTTTGGATCCATTGATTTGCTTTGACTCGTTGGATCTGCTGATCCACTTGATCAACCAATGCATCTTCCACGGCAAAAAGCACCTCGAACTCCCGAACGCTATCATAGTAATCGGGAAGTAATTCTTTTATACTCATTTCGCCTTCACCTCTCCTAATAACGGCAGTTCCTGTTTGTCATTACTCAATTCCAGCTGCACATCTGCTTCTAGACCATTTAATTTCAGACCTTGAACATTGGCGACCCCTAAAACCGATAGGATCGCGGCGGTTATCTGGGATCGAAACACCCAGCATTCATACCCCGCATCTGTTCGTTCATCCCACCCTCGCCGAACTTTATCAAAGTAGTCTTCAATTACTTGATGAATGGTGTCTGCCAGTTGAGGATACGAAACCCCTAGATTCAATGTGAGCTCAAATTCCACATCAATCGTTTTGTTTGTCGGGGCAGCAACCGTTACTTGGTGTCCGATAGGAGCATAGCCAATCCCTTGTTGATAACTGGTTGGATCGATCATTTGCTGAACTCGTTCAACTAAGACCTCATTAGCCGCTTTATACGTATCATCCAAAATCACTAACCGAACGGTCCCGCCACCATTCCAAACAGGATAGATTTGGACCGCACCGACCCCTTGGATCCCCGATGTAAGGTAGTAGTAATCCGTAATATTGCCGCCAAATGTCACGATTTCTTTTGAGTCGATGATTCGCTTGCGCAGTTCTTCATCGGTTTCGGTATCTCGTGCCGGGATCAAGATCTCCGTCACCATTGCTTCTGCTAACCCGTTGAAATTATTCAACGGGAGTAAAACACCGATATACTTGTTGCCACTTTCTCCTGCAATTTCTGCCTGCAGGCGAAAAATCCCTTCTTCTTCTGCCGCAATAACGGTGTAATAGACTGGATCATCCCCGATTGAAGAAAAGCGACTCCCCATGGCTACAGAAAACGGACTGCCGTCTTCTCTCGTTAAGCGCGCGCGGACGATCGCTTTTGTGGCTTCAATACGTTCTAAGCCAGTCTCTTGCGCACGGTAATCCAAGTATTCTCCGGTCGCTGTCACTACAAATGTCTCCAACAAGACATTCTTTAATTGCATGATGAGCGCTGCTAACTGATAGCATGTCGGGGCCAATGCATCATAAATGATCGATCCTTCTCGCGTATCGATGCCTTCTGGTACCTTTGATAATGCTTGATTGATAAAGTATTCATAATTATACTCTTCTAAATAATTCCCGATTTCTTCTGGATTCAAATCCCCACCTCCTGTTCCATTTGGATTGAACCAAAAATCGTTGTGACAAAAAAAGAGACCAGAAGGGTATCTCTGCTCTCTTGGGTTACTTGAAAATTTTCTATTTCAATGATCCGTTCATCAACTGACAAGGCTTCTCTCACGATTCGTTCCATCTCCGCCATGACCAGATCTAGCTCTTCTCCAAGCAAATTCTTTAATTCAACGCCGTAATTGTCCGTATAGATCAGCCAAGTAAAGCGTTCCGTATGCAATACTTTTTCGATGGCTTGCCGCATCGCCGCCAATTCATCGATCCAGCCAGCGATGCGCCCATTTTGCAAACGATATGTCCTTGATGGTATTTGTGCCAAAATCTCTTCGTCCATCTCATCAGCTCCTATCCAAAACATAATACTTTTGACCTTTACTTACTCGCAGCATACGGACACGATCGCCAATCTGCAACGCCCGAAACACTTGTGCAGAACCCGTGCCAGTCTTGCCATCGATGGTGATCGATACAGACACTGATAGCGGACGAACCATTTGTGACAATAATAAGTGTCGGCTAGTGATACTGAAGCGATTATCGACACGAATTGTCAATGGACTTACGCTGGTTACGACACCATAGAGCATATCCGACAAATCAGCTGGTTTCGGTTTACTATCTTTGATGATACGTGCAAGTTGTTCTCCTGCCATTACGCCACCACCTCCACTTCTAGATTCATCGTGTGGGTTTTGCCAAGACGATGCGTGCAGCTGGTGACCAATGCTAAATTGTCATTGCCGATGCCTTCTCGCTCTAGTTCTTTTAGCCGCAAAATAAAACTATTGCCTGCACTGATCTCCATGGAGCCAATTGCTACGACATTGATTTTTTTCACTTCTTCGTTAGTCGCCCGTAATAAAGCATTGGCTTGTTGCTGCAGTTGCGAGGCGTTCAGATCCGCTTCGCTGACGGTTTCCACGATTTGCAGACGGCCCCACTTTTCAATATTTCCCCCATGTGATGCCGTATAAATCTCCCGTGTATTCTTCTCAGAATCTTCTCGGATCACTTTTACGGCATTGGCTGCCTGATCGATCGTTGCCTCATAGGTATAATCTGTCAGCAACGACGCATCCCCTAAGACCAGTTTCGTGATCAAACGGTTAAAGGTGGCAAATTCCAAGGTTCCAGCGTTATCACGAATGCTATAGCGCATGCCACCATAATTTAAGCGAGTATCTGCCATAGAATCCTCCAGCATTGAAAAGTAAGTCTTGTTATCCATCACTGCTGCAGGACAATTATAGGGGACATGATCTAAAATCCGATAGGGCATTCCTTGGGTTTCACAAATCCGTTTAAAGCGTGCAGAAACACTGGATGCGCCAAAGACGATCGTATCCTCGTTTTTTAGATAGCGGAGATTGTCATAAGCGACGATCTGCCAAAGCTTCGCATGTTGCTTTTTCCGAATGAATACTTTCCCTTTAAAAAACGTTTTGCCATCGGCTTTTGCTTCGATGATGTCTCCACTGCGAAGGTAGACTGACCGATCGTCAAGAATGGTAAACTCAAGCTTGCCCGGCTGCGAAGCGATCCCGGTCGTCCATCGAGGGTCGCTGACGATTTCGGAAATATCATACATCTGGCGATTCACCATGCTTGTTTCTAAAATTTGCAGATTCATTTGATGCGCCTCACACTTCCTGCCGTGACCCACCCACGCCAACCGCCGCTCGTTAAGGTGACGTGGTAAGGATGGCTGCGGCCTTTTGCGATAAAATTAACTTTTCTCGTAGCATTGACTTCTGTTTGTCCGGGTCCTGAGCCATAACTGTCCCGATGGAGTCGTCCATTGACGATCACAGTACTGCCAATCGTGATCTCTTGACTAACGACTGGTCTTGCGGGTTGTTGGCTGACTTGTTTCGCAACGGTTTTGACAAACTTTGCAGCATACTCACGATATTCTTTTAGTGAGAGTGAATAGTCAATGTCCCCTGTTGAATCCACCATGGACCACTGAAAAGATTCGATCGATGCCAGCAGATTGATTTTGGTATCTGTGACGATCAGGCGAATCGCCTGTTGATCATCCATGGCTTTTTCAATCAATGTGACAAAATCCGTTGGTGGCATAAATGTACTGCCACTTAAAATCAAGCGATTGTTTTTGTCCGCTGGAAAAAAGCAATCTAAAGCGAGCGCTTTTAATCCTTTGGCTGCAAACTGGGTGATTTCCCCCAGCTTGACTACTTCATTTGATTCATTGCGCCCTGGCACATCGACCGAGATTGCGCCGGGATTGACAGGAAGCATATAGCGCCTGCCTTTGATTTCTAAATAAAACTTAATTGCCATACCTGCCTCCTAACTTAAATCGGCTGCCATTGCCTCAAGGATCACTTCTTCTACTCGTTCCACAAGGTCTTCCACGTTGAGTGTATCTGCGGCGTTGTTTTCTACATTGACTGTCACTTGCGGGACGACTTGTTTGTGCTGCACGATCACTGCTTGATTGGTTGAGGCTTTGATGCGGGAAATGTCTTTATCATCGACCTGCACGCTGCTGGCAATCACGCCATTCTCAGTAATGATCGCTGATTGATTGGGAATAGTGGCGAGCGCTAGTGCCTCGCTGGCGTTTTCTACTAGCTGCTGTGTGGCTTGGATTCCATTTGCCAATCCCGCCGAAACAAACCCGCCAATTTCCATCATAACTCGAGAGGGTGAGCGTATATCTAGTGCTTGGCGAACAACTGTCGCTACTCTAGCTGCCACTGATTGCGCAGCAGCAATCGCTGTTCCTGCGCCTGCCTGGATGCCCATGGCTAAGCCGCTCATTGCGTGTTGTCCCGCTGCATGCAGCTCTGCTTGTAAGCCAGTAAAGGCTTGAGTAATGGCTGCTTTCCCCGTTTCCACCGCAGCTGTAGCTTGTGTCATCCCACTCTCGATGCTAGTGACGAATAGCTCCATGCCGATCGCCGCCGCTTCTTGGATCGCTGTCATCGTTGTTTCGGTACTTGTTTGCATAGTGGCCATGTTGCTTTCAAAGCCAGCCGCCACGCCTGCTAATCCATCAAGACTGATTTCTGCCGTTGAGATAAACAGTTGGAGCGCTTCAGTCAGTGTATTAAAAGAGCTGACCATCGACTCGATGCCTTCTAAACCGATCAAATCTGGAAATTCATTCAATGCTTCAATGACTTCCCCAAGATCTTCGATTGTCTGAATGGCAGCTTCTGTTTCTAAAGGAATAAGCGAAAGTAACAGTAGCGCATTTGCGATTCGAATCAAATGATGAACGGAATCTGAAACATTATTAAGCGCAGTGGCATCAAATTGTGTGCCAAAGGTTTTCGTTAACTTCGCCCAAAAGCTATCTTCTCCATCTCCTAGCAGATTGATTATTTTCAGCATATCACTTACTCTCGTTTCAATTTGTTCTTTATCAAACGAAAGTTCTGCCAGCGAAGACAATTTCCTTGCTATGTTAAGAAGATAATTCACGGAATCAAGCACATTACTATAGGTTGATGTATCGAATCCGCTGGTAAACTTATCTCGTAAGGAAGACCAAAAGCCCTTGCCTTCCTTTTCTGATCCGATAATCATCTCACAGATTTCCAGCAGATCTTCGACGGTTTTTGTGATCGCCTCTGTGTTTAGGGGGACTGCCGCCAAAATTGCTAAATGGAAAGCGATTTGGAGAAGTTGATCCACTGATTCTGAGACATTTTGGAACGTCGAAGTATCAAAACCGCTTGTAAACTTATTTTTTAGTGAGGACCAAAAACCGGTTTCCCCTTCACCGACGATCAAATTACAGACCTTCAATAAATCCTCTACTTTTTGTGTGATCGAATCGATCGGTAACGGTATCTGACTTATCATGGATAAATCGCTGGCTATTTGGCCCAACTGTTCAACCGACTCTGAGACATTACCAAAGGTGGAGGAATCAAACCCACTCGTAAACTTGGCTTTTAATGAAGACCAAAAACCGGTTTCTCCCTCACCTACGATAAGATCGCAGACCTTTAATAGGTTTTCTACTTTTTCTGTGATCGCCTCGATAGGTAAATCTATCTGACTCAATGCAGAAAGATCGCTGGCTATTTGAGTTAACGTATCCACTGACTCCGAGACATTTTCAAACATCGACTTGTCAAACCCGCTCTTGAATGTATCGCCGATCGCTTGGAAAAAGCCTTTCTGTCCATTGATCGTCTCGACAACACTTAGGATTTCTTGCATTTTCTCGCCGATACTTTCTGATAGTTCTATTTCTTCAATTCTTTTTAGATTTTCTGCAACCGAAACTAACTGATTGACTATCTCAGCAACGACCGCTGTATTGATTCCGCTGATCACATTTTTTAACGCATCTCCGATTGAGCCTAGGTCTGAATCAGTAAAAAATTGAATGACGGCCAGCAAGTTATTGATCTTTTCTTCAACTGATCCAAAATCATCGGGGACCTTTTCGTCCACTTGCAAAATGGCTTCTGCCATGAGCATCAATTCTGCCGCAACCCCTGCGATCGCAATCATCCCTGCGATAATCAACGCACCACCGATCCCCGTTGCCATCACTGCTCCGATGGTAGCCGCAAGTCCTGTAAAGCCGCCGATCGCAATACCGATATTCGCCAGCTTGCTTGAGAAGCTGCCGATATTATCGGGAACTTTTTCATCGACCTGTTTCATGGCTTCAGCCGCTAACATCAGCTCGAGGCTAATTGCGGCAATGACGATCAAGCCTGCAATCGCTGCGGCGGGATTTAAGCTAGCCAGCAGCCCAGCGGCAGCCACCAGTCCGCCCATACCAACCAACGCCAGTGCCATCATTCCAAGTTTGGCAGCGAAACGACCAAAATCGCTTGGCACTTTCTCATCCACGTGCTTCATGGCTTCAGCTGCGATCATTAGATTGACAGACAATCCCGCTACGACCAACAAGCCAGCAAGTGCTTTTTCGGGATTCTTGTCTGCCAAATAGCCTGCTGCAGCGACGATGCCGCCCATGGCTGCTAGTGCCAATGCCATGATGCCAAACTTCTTTGCCAAGTCCCCTAAATCATCGGGGACTTTCTCACTAACTTCCTTCAATGCTTGAGCAGCTTCCTTGATCAAGAGAATAACCCCATAAACCAAAGCAAGGTTCGCTACTTTTTTGGTAAAGCCGTTGATAGTATCGAAGAAGGTATTGATTGGTTCAACAAATGCTTCTGTCAAAAGACTGTTGCCCGTTGCAAAGGACGCCCCACCCGCTTTTTCGCCAAATCCCAAAAAGCCCTTCAGACGATCAAAGAGCTCTGGCAATTTAGCAAACTGCTCTTTGATGATTGTGATGACGTCACTAATGGGCTCTTTGATCTTTTGAAAAGCCTGTGTCAATAGGTCCAGTTGCGGTTTGGCTTTCTTAACGACCCCAGAGATTTTCCCCATCGCTTCTGACAATTTCTGTCCGCCTTCTCCTGTGCCACGTTTGATGGCTTCAAAAAAATCAAAGAACAGCTTCTTGCCGCTTTCTAGCTGTTTGGTGATCGTTTTCCCATTGAATACCTCAGTGATTTTCTTGAACTTACTGGTAACACCTGCTACTCCTTGGGCAACTGCGGTTTTTATTTTTCCGAAAATCGTTTGAAACAAATCAGTCCCCGTCATCGCCTGTTTGAGATTTTCCAGACTGCTTTTAACCAATTCACTTAATTGGGCTGGCAGCTGGTCAAAGCGATCAAAGCCTGACATCAACGCCTCAAAGAGATCCGATTGGACGGCTTTTCCTATCTTATCAAACACTTGGGTGATCTCATCCAACCCCTCCATCAGCTTTGAGGTGAAGTCTTTGATAGCTATAAGCGACGAAATCTGATCCCCGAAGTTCCCAAATAGCGCCATCAACCGATCGGTTATTGGCTGGATAATGTTCCAGACTTGATCGATACTGGATTGCAGCGCGGCATTCATTTGCGTGATTGCTGCTGAGGCGGATTGCAGTACCTGCTCTAATTCCGTCACCTGCTGCTTGAAAGAATGCATCGACTGTGTTGCCTTGTTCAAGCTCGCATCAATCTTTGTGAGAACGTCGGTAAACTGATCTCGAAGCTTGAGGTTTGCTTCGAGTGTTGCCATTTTTTCACCTTCTTCTTGATTTTTTCATTGCTTTTTCTTCTGCTTCGATCCGTAGATCGGTAAATGCCATGATCATCGCTCGTTCACGTTTCGGTAAAGACGCAAAAGCTTCCGGTGTTAATCCAGCGGTGTGGTACGCATGATAGGCGTACCACATCTCACCGGATTCACCGGAAGCCATTATTCCTTTACGTCATCTCTTAGCTCGGCTTCAGATTCGTTAAAGCCATTTAGTTCCAGCACTTCTTTGGTCAAATTGGCATATTCTCCAGCTAATAGCATTGCTTTGAGCGTATCCGTCGCTGAACCTTCTGTTTTGTAATAGGCTTGCAGCTGCGCATCGTGAAGATCAGGGGTTTTCACACACCGTGCCAACAATGCATCTCCATATTTATCCGTATCCAGTTCCTTGACCGTGTTGCCAGATTTGCTGCGTCGCTTGTTCGTATGAACTTTTTTCAAGCGATCATTTTCCGTTTCTGAAATGGCTTCGATGACAAAGGATGCCGAGAAGCGCTCGAGGATGACTTCTTTTGTATCCCCAACTACTTCCATCATAAAACTTTTAATATCCATTGCTTACATTCCTCCCAAATTATCCAAGTGTCGGCTGATTGAATTGATCTAGTAAATCGGCATCTGAGAAGGTGAAAGACACGTCCTCGTCCAACGTTTCTGATTCAATATCTAGTTTTGCGATTGGCACTGAATCAAAGATGACCCCGCTAATCAAGGTTGATTGACGGCCGATGGTGCTGTTTGGGTCATCATTGGTGACTTTGATGGTGATTTCAGGAATGGTTCCTGATTTTAAATAATCGATCCCGATTTTTGCAAACTCACTGGTTACTTTATGAATCACCATTGATCCTGTCCCGTTGGCTCCAGCAACTTTTTGTTGGTTCATCCGTTTGCCTAAGACTGGCACCTCTGTTTTGATCAATTCCACCATCGCCTCGATGTTTTTCAACCAAAACATTGGGATATTGCGCCCATCGATGGTCATGAAGGCTGTTCCCTCACGTCCAGAAATAATATCGCCTGCTTTTAAAAATCCACTCATTGACTATACCCCTTTCTTATAAGACCTCTACGGTCATGTAAAGTTTTTCCATTGCATCCACTGGTTGGACTTGTACGTTTAAAACGATCGAATCCTTCTCGGTGCCTGCACTGATTTCAAGATCATCGGCAGAAAAATCGGTGATTGCGCCAGCCCCTTGCAATGCATTGAAGTAATTGATCCGATCCGCTTTGAAAAGCTCACGCCCATCTTGATCGTTATTGATTTGACCAATAAAATTGTCTTCAAAGGCTTTTTTCGAGTTGTTGGCAATATCGTCCAAGCAGCGTAACACCCGATTTTTTGAAAACTCTTTGCTTTTTTCTGCTGTAAATGAAGTCAAGCTATTGATGTCTTGCTCGATCACGACTTCGCCACGCTGTTCCGTAAAGACGAACTCGCCCTTTTCCAAAGCCTTAATGATTTCCGTATTTAACAATCGTTGTATCACATCAACTGCGCCGTCATACTTTTTATAGGTCAAGGAAGTTGCAACACCAGCGGCGGCGGATGCTCCTGCTACCCAAGCAGTTGCTTGTTCTGCTGAGATGTGGGTACCGTCTGATAGAATGACCCCATTTTTAACGTTGATTACCGCTTCATTGTTGGCTGCATGACCTGCTACGACCAACTGACATTTTTTGCCTTCCTCATTGCGCATGCGGTTGATAAAAGAGACCCCGGCCGTTTTGGTTACCGCGTCTTGAACTGGCAATGCTAAGGTATTAAAATCAAACAATTGGATTTTACTGAAGAAGGTCATGTAATGATTCACCGTTGCTGCAGTATTTGAGCCATTTTCTAAAACAACTGAAAAGGCCGTTAATTCTCCCGAACCTGAAAAATCTACTACCCGATTTGCTGTCAGTTCTTCAATCGTTTTTGCGGTTTGACGATCAACGAGGCGCCCCGCCAAATACGTTTCTACATCGTAAGCACCTGTGACGTTGACATTATCTTTTGAGACGACACTAATGGCGTTCCCTCGGATCCCGCCATAACGTGCCGTAATAGAAAGATCGCCCTCTGTTGCAGCGGCTTTCCCACCTGAGCTGACGCGATAAACGAGTACGGTCGCCGCTTGTTTTAGCGCTTCGCGCAATAACAGCATCTGTGGATCATTCAAATCATAGCCAAAAGCTGTTAAATCAGAAGCAGCAGTGATCGTCACTACTTCCTCTTCTGGACCAAAATCTAGTACAAGAGGCAATGCCGTCACGCCTGAAATCGATTCAGCCGCGCCGATCCCTCCATTTGAGCGGACATTGATATATGCACCGGGTCTTACTTTGTTTTGTGTTGTCCATGTTCCTCCTGCCATTTACTTCACCTGTTCCTTTCGTAATTTGCTCAATTCTTTTTTTGCTTCTTCAAGGGTATAGCTTTCCTCTGCTAAAAAAGCGCCTAAAAAATCTGCTTCGATTTTTGTAAAAGCTTTCGCTTTCACAAGATCACCCTTTTGGAACTTTTTTTCTCCCTGTGGTACTGCTTCAGCTGCTTCAGACACAGGCTTCTTCGTTGTCTTTCTAACCACCTTTTACTCCTCCTTGATGTTCAAATGTTGTTAGCTTCGGCGTTTCATCCGCTGGTACGACGCGGTAGCGTAAAGCAAAAGTAAAGTGCAAGGCACCCTCCTCAATCTTACTTTCTTTGTTGAACAAGCCGAGGGCTAAATCTGTTAAACGCTGGAACTTATCCAACAATTGACTGCGCATTTGCTCACACTGTTCCTGAATCCCAGACATCGTGCTTTTTCTGTCTGGAAACCACATGACACAATAATCGTGTCGGCGGCTTTCATAAGCCATCAACTCTTTTTGGCTTTCAGATTTCACTTCGTAAATAAAAAACGCTGGCCCGTTGATTGCTTGTTCGGGATTTTCGCGATAGATCATCGCATCTGGCATGATTTGTTTTAACTCATTGACAATGGCTGAGGTGATATCAATCACGGGAGACCAAATCCTTTCTTTTTTTGTTTGCTTTTAACCGCATTGACTTGCTGAAAAGACATCAGTGACTAGTTGTTCACCAGCGGTCGAATTGCCTTGTTCTTCGCTTCATCTACGCCTCCTTTTCTCCATGTATCGCTGCTAGTGCGATCAATTTGTTCGTTTCACGACATCCCGGTCGATTTTGTCAAAAGAAAAAGCCTAGCATGCTAGACTTTTTCTTTGTCCGATTAAGTAACGCTATTTTATGCGCAGTTGCAAAACGCCCCCCAGGAAGGTGTTTCTCTTAATCTTTTTGACACTACTATCATATTTCTTTTCTCGCAGGGTCTGCGCCGCAACTTTTTAGACGTCTCTTCTAACTGTGGCAGGCAACAGGTGGCGTTGATTCCGACTTTTTGACGACAAGCTGTAGTTCCGTACTAAATTGCAGCATGGCTTCTTTGGATTCATCCGTGACGATATCTTTACTGACTGCTGCTCGTTCCATTATCTCGTTGACTGTCAAGCCTTGAAGATAGCGCAGGACAAAAATTTGTCGTCTTCTTTCCGTGACTTCTGCCTTAAAGGGATGGGCGACCACAGAAAAACCTTTCGAAAACAATTGATGGAGGGCTTCAAATTCTGCGAGATCCTCTTCTTTTTGGATCAATAGTCGCTCCGCCTCTCCAGAATGCCCTTTCGCTGTTGAGGGGGGAAGCAAGCTATAAGATTGGGTGACTTTTGGCACACGGGGTTGACCGATTTTCTCCCGTGAACTTTTATACGCACCAATAAAAATTTCAAAGTTTCTTTTGGTCAAAACCATATCGACTTCTTCATTAGACGGTATTTCGTATTTACTAATATCAAATAATGACATAACTGAGATTCCTCCTTATTCTTTGCTTTTTTCTATTAAAACCTGACCGCTATCTGCTAGTCCTATTCATGATCCGCTGAAATTACTTCTTGCTGGCTCGTTTTGAAAGTATCCTGCTAATGAAAAATAGGTTTTTGTCCTTCGTAATTGTCGTGGGGCCACTTCATCTTCATTTTTTGACCTTAGTAACATGCGGAGGATGATCTAGACCTATCATTCGATTTCTTCAAATAAAATGGCGTAATCATCGATGGCTAAGGCAGCGGCAATTTCTCCGACCTCTGCTAATGTGATGCTGGCACGCTCCTGTCTCGCTGCTTGATAATGCTCACTTAGCCATAGTTCCTTATTATCGAGATGCCACTCCACGTTTTCCCAAAAAAGATTTATAATGTCCATTTTCCGACTCCTTTCTTTATTTACCGTCACCCCATTCAAGTTACATTAGGGACAATTGCTCGCAATGGAACGACCATCCTGAACTTTATTCCCTATCAATTTCTCATCTTTATAGCGAGGACACCTTATTTGTTCCCCAATCTTCCATTTCTTATCATTCATCACTATCGCTTTTCCTCCTTTTTAAATGGTGCGTCATTTATTGCTTCAAACACATTTACAAACGCCCTTCTACGTGACAGGTCAAAACAACGACAAGAGCAAGTAGCTGCTCCTAAGATTAGAAAAAGATAGAAAAACGGGTAAATCATTTGACTAAAAGTACTCGTTCGTATACTATAAGAGCGTAAGAAATATTCCGTCAGCTTCTTTTGATTGACCGCTATGACCAGCCACATCTAAGAATGATACTCATAGACGTTTTTAATAAATCAGTTGATACTCAAATATTAATACAAACGGATACCTAAGTCAAACAAAAGTACCCGGAAAGATATTTTTAATTATATAGGAATAGGAGAAATTTTGCGATGACACTATTTGAAAGGATAAAAAAACTAGCTGTTCAACGGAACAAAAATGTAAAAGAAATTGCCTTAGCACTTGGTTTTAGTGAAAATCTTTTTTACAAATGGAAAAACAGTGAACCGAAAGCCCGCGACCTCGAAAAAGTGGCAGATTATTTTGATGTCACTGTCGACTATCTTCTTGGAAGAACGGATACCCCTCGCACAGAGTCTGCAACTCCCCGCCCTCTGACAGTTGATGAAGCTCTGGCCTCTGTTATGAGCAGCGATGGCAAGCCGCTTTCTGAACATGATAGAGAAGTTTTATCCGGCATTATTGAAGCATATATCGAAAAGAGTAGTAAAAAGTAGGTGGTTCTGTGTACCATAAGATTGATCAGATTTTAGAAAAATTAGGTGTAACGGTCCTTGACGTCCCAGAGCTTGATGCTCAAGGGCATTACATTGCAGCAATCAATACCATCGTGTTAGATGATCGGCTGAGCGAGCGCGAAAGAACCAAGGCTTTGTTGCATGAACTGGGCCATGCAGCAAAGCACAAAAATAATTATGAACTATACAACTTAGCATTCTCTTTGCATTCAAAAATGGAACGAGAAGCCGAAGAATTTATGATTGAACAGATGGTCGAGATCTATTTGCATGAAACGGACTTTAACTTTGATAGTTTCAGCGCCATCAATTTTTTAGAAAACCACGATTTAGATTTAAAGTTTGAACCGATCGTAAAGGAATCGGCTTCCTACTATTTTGATTTAAAAGGCAAGCATACTTTTTCATAAATCACCCGACGATACCGATGATCAAAACCAGCTTCCCCCTATTTTTTTAAGCATCTATAACGTTATTCATCATAAATAACAAAATATATTTTATCTATCTAATGATTTTGACTACTGCAAAAAATAGCCGGAGCTTTTTGAACTGCAGCGAGAGCCTTTCGTTTCCGCTGCAAGAAAATGAAAATAAAGTGCACCCACTACGCTCGATTTTCCGATCAAACGTAGTGGATACACTTTATTTTTACTTTGAAAACGTAGAAAAAATCAGCAATTCACTAAAAATTATTACAGTGATACATACGTACCTTGCTCCAATCATCCTCGATGAATTTTTCGGTACTAATTCTTTCTGTCCTCATAAATTTACTAATGAATCAACTTAG